CTTCTTCTAACTCCTCACCGTCATGAGTTAACTCATCACCAGCTTTTACACAATTAGGAACAGTCTTACCACCCTTCTTTTTAGTTCCTTGTGCCTTATATCCTTTCCAACATGTAGATGCACCAACGTTCTTACGTGCAGTTTCCATGCTACCTTCTACAGCATAAAGTCTTTTTTCTAGAATCCAAATCTCTCCATTGAGTTCAAACTCTTCTCTCTCAAGAACTTCATACTCTTCATTCTTAGGAGCTGTTTCTTTTGCTCCAACTGGAGTTACTTTCTTTACTTCTTTCTTTTTAATTGAAGTCTGTTCTATCTCTGCACCATTAGACTGAGGATCCATACCATCAAATGGAGCTTCATGAATATTAGGCATTTGAGTACCTTGGAAAGTATCTCCGTCCATCCATCTTCCGTAGGATTCCATCAATCCACTGGAAAACTCGTCGTTATTATGTACTTTATTAATTGGATCTGGTTTCTTCATCGTTCAAAAGGGAAGTTCTTCTCGTATTATTTATAGTTCTAATATTTTTTATCCATTCACGTAACATATTTCCATCGTCTGTAATGACAATAGCGTAGTTACCACCTACTCTATGGATGCGTCCTTTGTCTCCTGTACGAGCAGACATAACTGCATCACCTTCTTTGAAAACTTCTGCTTGACGTTGTTGTTGTCGCAGTGCTTCTTCACGTAACTTTTTAAAATCTTTCATTTGAAATTTTTTGGCAAGTTTGCTGCAATCTCAAACATGAGACTACGGCAATCATTATCATTTAGAGTTTTAGGTATGCCAGAACGAAATGTTTTATAGTCACCAGCGTGCGCTGCACGACGCATTTTTGTTCCTGAGATGGCAAAAGTATCACCATCAGCATCTCTACTTCCAGAAGATTTTATATCAATCTTCCTAAAGGAAAAATCTTTTCCGTTATATTTATGTATCCACTGCATCTCAGAAACCCTGTCAGAACCTACCAAAAATACAACCTCGTCATATCCTGCCATCATAATATCTTGCAATGCAGCTACTGGTTGTTTAGGACCTGAATATATCTTACCACGATGTATTGGAAACATCTTGTTCATATAAAATAACTTTCTGTCAGGTAGTAAAGGATTGGTTCCTTTAGTATCCACAGTCTGAGAAATGTATATACGATAATCATTACTACCAGCAGCACGTTTCACACCGTCAAAGTTTTCCTTATGACCTGTGGTTGGTGGTTGAAACCTACCAAATGTAAAGTAGCAAACCTTTCCGTCTAACGCCATTGCTTTTGAAGAGTGAAGTTATTGTATGCGAACTCAAGACGATTAACAAACTTGATCATATCTCCATCTTTATGAAGAACATATCCCTCAGGAGTCGTGACCTTATATCCTTTGTCTGTTTGTACAAAGGTTCTGAATTCTTCTAAATGATCAAGTTTATCTATAACCATTTGTTTAACTTCCTGTAACTCCTTATAAAGAGACAACATAGATCTAAACTTAGTAGCATTGTTTACAAGATAATTCTCACTATTATATACTAGATTACGTTTCTTAACTAGGTTTGCAGGAGTCTTTATCTTTTCTAGCTCCTTACTCATTTTTGCATGATAGAAGTTTCCTAGTTCAATCAAAGATTTATCTACATTAGTAATACTACGAGCATTCTTAATTTCATTATTAAAGAACTGTTTTAGGTAAGATGATATATGAAACTTGGCATCACCTTTAGTACCACTAGCACCTACTAATTCATCTAGAAAATCACCACATGTTCTACACATTTTTTCTATGTCTGAAACATGTTTATCAAATTTCACCTCTTCTTGATGATTCAATCCTACCTTATGCATAGGTGTATCATTATTTACTACAAGAGTATCTGTTGATCCTTTTACTTTTGCACCAGCAAGAGCTTGCATAGATTCAAAATCATCACCAATATAATGTGTATGAAATACTACACCGATCTCTGCTCTGCTCGCTGCTTGTCCAATAGGATGATGCACAGGAATAGCATAGGTAATCGTGTTAGGTCTAAAGGTGTAAAGTTTTTCTCCATGAATTGTTTCTCTCCTCAATGTAGATTTAGTAAAAAGAAGATCACCTTGAACTACTCCTTTGATACCTAGTTGACTAAAGTATCTAAGAGAAAATTTAAGTTTTTCTGCAAGGTCTCCACTGTAATGTTTATCAACGCCACTTTCACTATAACATACTTTAGGTTCTACTTTATTGAATACAGATTTAGTTCCAACAAAAAATTTACCAGACATAGGATGTTCTCCACAGATGACAGCAGGTGCTCCGTCCCATTTTGTTTGCATGAAACCTGTGCTGTTGTCATTACCAAGCATCTTACGAAGTTCTTTTAAAAAAGACACAGCAGCTTTGCAACCCTCAACTCCATAGTTGAGCATCTCATCTTCTAAATGTTCTAAGTGTTTGAGTTGCTTTACGTTTGCCATTAAGAATACTTGTAGTAAATAGATGAATGATCTGATGCTGATCCACCAAAAAGATATAATTCCTTCACCGCCTTATCTGCATCCACATTTTTTCTACAAAGATATTCTAAAAAGCGAAGTCCTGATAGTTTACTATATCTCCACGATTGTCTTTTAGCAGCAATCTCACCCATCATTTGGTCTTCGTCACTCTTATCAAATCCCTTTGCATTAAAAGTATTTAATAAATTAAATATTTCTTTTGTTATTTTTTCCTTCACTGTTTTTGATGCCTTTTTCGGATGACAATCATCCCATTTTGGTTCTTGAGGTACGTTTTTAAATCCTGTATGATCCAATATAAACCTAGCAACATTGCCTTGAATTTTACCCATGGCAGCATACTGACCTTTAAGTTCTAACTTCCAGTCACCTTTATTATTACCACCAAAATTTCTCAATTGTATTTTATCAAAAGCTCCCGTCCCATAAATGACGTATATATCCATGGGAAATTTTTTATCTTGATCTGCATAATTTCTACCATTATCATAAATTACTTCTTGTACTGAAGCAGATTTATCAAAGGCAACACTAAGATTTGCTTTTCTATCTTGTGGTGTTTCGTTATTCATAATCTTTACTGTACCAGAAGCACCAGTTTTTTTCAAAGATACTCCCATTAATTCACCACTAGTAAATAATTTTACTAGTTCAGCATTTAATACATCTATTGTGGTTGATGTTTTCTTTACACCGTATGGTGTCAATGTATTAATTACTTTATTCTTAGCACTTTTACTGACCATCCAAATATCTGATGGGTTCCACTTATCTTCATTTTTTAATTCCTTATGTATCAATGAAGCTTTGCATTGATTAAAAGCTTTCTTTACTACGCCATCATCTATTGCTTTATCTCCACGAACAAATATATAATCACTGTTAGAACCAGGTTGTACTTTATTATATAACTTATTTGCACCATCCATAAACACTTCTTTCCAATCAGGATCCTGATTAGAAAATTCAATCATCTGTTCCAAAGTGGCATCTGGAGTATCAATAAATTTAGATGCTTCCTCCATGTGATCTGTAGTAAGAGTCATGTCAGGAGTTAGATTCTTATTAAATACGTGAAAACGGAGTGCATTATATAAACAAGATGTACTTTCTTGAATTGCAGTTTGTTTTGATCCACCACCAGATCCTGCAGATTTAGATGGTTTAAACTGAACACGAATAACTTGTGTTTTATTATTAGATTGACCTACCTGTATATCTATTTCTGGTATATTAGAACCTTTTGATTGTCTTTGCTCTATTGTATATCCCTCTCCCTGCATTGCCTTCATGACATTTGCAGTAGCAGTTCTTCTTTTATTTTCGGGAACATACACCTTCATAAAAACCTGAACCTTTTTTGTGGTATCGGTTTCTGTTTTTGTAACATCAAAAACCAAATAACTATACTCATCAGTAGATAGACCTCTTTTAATGAGATCATCATACGCTTGACTTACTGATGATGGAATTGTTATTGGCATAAGAACCTCCCGTCTAACTATTTAGAGGAGAGGTTATAACACTAGTGATGTACAATAAAATGCTTGTTGATGACATCAATACGTTCTTCTGCTTTTGCAATTACGTCTAGTTGATCTTGGATTGCAGCAAGAATATCTGAGTGCTCACCAATACCTACAGGATTATGTAAATAAATTTCAACATTTGCTTTTGCTTTGCTGATCTCACCTTGTGCTTGCTCAAGCAAAGATGTTACCGCTATTTCTCTTAAATTACATGACATGGTTTTTTCTTTTATGTAGCTTATGTTTGGTTGGTTGATGTAATGTGTTTCGTAATCTCCACTCATCGGTCTCCTATAGCACGAACCTCAGATTTTTGAATATCAAATTTACCGCCAGGATATCTCTTCTCTAATTTCTTTACGTTACGTTCAATAACATCATCAAACGAAATTTCAAGTGCCATACAAGCTTGTGCCACATACCACATTACATCACCCAACTCAATGATAAGATGTTCTTTGTTATCTTCATCCCATGGTTTTCCTTGGAAGATCATCTTCTTAATGATCTCAAGAAACTCACCACCCTCAGCATTGATACCAACACCAGAAGTCAGAAGACGTTCAATGTTAGCACCTTCACGATCTAACTCACCAATACGATCAGCGAAGTCAACGAAGTTTGTTGATGCATCAGAAGTAACTGCAGAAACAAACTCCTCATATCTTTTAAAATTAATTGTCATACATTCCACTCTGCGAATTTTGATAATCTTGATTGTGTATCAGCAAATTGCTGGAAGTCCTCACCAGGATCTTCATCATTGATGTTAATAGCAGATGCATCATCTGCAACATCATACAGCTTCATTTTTGATCTGTCAATTCCCACCATAAATTTTCTTGAGGAAGTCGGGTCGTTGTATCTGTTCTTAAGTTGTTTGACCAAGATGCGACCTTGTTGTTCAAGCTCCTCAGTAGATATAAGGGCAAACATAAAATCAGCAGTGGCAGGTAAACCAAAAGACTCAGAAGTATCGGTAAGATCTGGATCGCTATTGCCATAACCACTACGAGTAGTCTGAGTGGCACTGATAATAGGTACATTGCTTTCCACAGCAAGACCGCGAAGCTCTTCAGCAATC